CATAGCAGCACCTTTTTCCATGCCCGTAGCGCCTTCTTCTATACCCTCACTCATAACAGTGAAGGATTCTGAAATAGCAAGAGCACCGTTTGTTACCGCAGCAGCTAGCTCACCATCAGGGCCTAATTGCTTTAGCTGATCTATCATAGGATCCATCAAACCTTTCATAGCCGCAACTTTTTCACTTGCTTTATCTAAGGCTCCGAAACCTCCTTCGTCTTGGAAAGCAACCATTCTAGCTTGGCTGGAGTCTTGCAATAAACCTGTTCCGCCTGTTTGTGATTGACCTGCGGCACCTATAGCGGCATCGCGAGCTTTATCTTTTCTATCTAGTTTGTCTTTGTCCACTTGCTTAAAATCAAGTCCTGCTTGAGCATTTACCTGGCCTATTGCAGATTCTCTCATTGCGGGTAGTTTGTTAAGAACATCATCAAAACCTTTTGTTAACGTGCCCTCTTTAATATTTTCATTCTCTGCCTCTGCGATTCTTGCGCGCTCCCTTTGAAGCTTTGTTTGAGCCTCTAAAAGATCGTACTCCATATTAACCGCTTCACGTTGCATCATTGCTCTGTTTGCTATCGCCATCTTCATTCTTACTTCTTCGTCTACCGAGAAGAAAGCTTTTTCATCAGCAGCAGTAAACTTTTTACCTTGTTTTTGTTTTGCGATTTTTGCCTCAAGAAGTGCTCTGTTTCTTGTAATTTCAACTATTTTTGCTTCGGCATTGGCTTGTTTATGAGCCATATCCATAAGCTGTTTTTTACCAACAAGTTCTTGCCCCTGAATCATAAGACTCTTTTCTGCGGTTTCTTTCTTTTCACGCCCTAAGTTTACTTGTTGTTCGTTTATTTCTAAAACTCTTTTTGCTTGTTTGTCAGTAAGATTTAATAAATCAAAGTTTTGTAGCTCCGCATCAAGTGCGTCTAGTTTTGTTGTTCTAATTTTCTCTTCAACTTCTAGTTGTGCTTTTACGGCTTCTCCATTACCTTTAGCAAACTCTCCTAATGTTTTATAAGTTGCTGTAAGTCCTTTTATTTTTGTTGCGCTCAAGGCTATAGTTTTCGCATTATCTTCAAGCACTTTTTGGAACTGCTGTGCTGCACTGCCAGCATTCTTTTGCTCTTTTGTTAGCTTTACACTTCCATCTACAAGTTTACTCTTAAAGTTATCAAGCATCTCTTTATATCCAGGTGCTTCTTCAAAGAAAGCCTTAGTGCCCATACCGCCTTCTTCACCTGCTTTTTTTAACTCAACATTTACAGCATTTACCTTATTTAGCATTGAGTCGAACGGCCCTTTGTTTTTTGCCCCTAAAAGAGTAACTTCTTTATTAAAATCTGCAGCGGCAGACTTTGCAGTATCAATGGAATTAATAACTTTTTCTTTATTTCCCATTACGCCCTTCATAAGCTCATCAAGCTCAGATTTCTTCATACCCTCTTTAATTTTATCTTTCACTTTTTCTAGTGCCGTAATATCTTTACTCATACTTTTATTGAGCACAGTATTTGACTGAAGATTAGAAATTGCCGAGTCTAGAATTACTTTGGCTGATGCAACATCAACTTGATTAGCGCTTTTTCTGAGTGCGTCTTGCTCGGCTCTTAAAGTACTTATACTTCTTTGAAATTGTTTGATTGCTTCCCCGCTAAGTGCTGCTTCAAAAAAGCCTGCCTCACCTTTTGCTCTTCTCTCTCTTAGAGTTGAATTTTTTTCTAATATGGCTTCGATTTTATTTATCTGCTCTTGGTAGTCTACTAGGTCTTCTTGAACTTCGGCCGCTCCCGCATCATTTGCAGACTTTAGTCCGTCCCTTATCTGACCTATGATACCTACCTGGGCCCTCATAGTAGCTACAAAATCTTCGGTAGTACTAGTTGTTAGTGCCAAAGTTTTAGTAAGTTGTTCTGCTATACCGTGAAAACTCTTAAAACTCTTTGCTGCTTCATCTGCCGCTTTTGCTGCTTTTCCTTTTTCAAATATCTTTGAAACAAGTGGCCAAGCTAAAGATGCTACCATCGCTATTTGTCCGATTACGGGAATAGCATTTAGTGCTGCTGTGCCAAATAGTTTTGCGGCATTTCCTGCAACTTTATAGCTTACAGCTAGTTTATTCAAACCCCCTGAAGTTTTTCCTATATCTTTCATTTGCTTACTTATAGAAGCACCTGCAATTTTAAAGCCTTCTATAGGGCCAGCACCTTCCATCATTTTGAAAGCTGCTGCTGTTTTTCTTGAGGTAGAGCTCATGCCTTTGGCTTTTCCTAGTGCACCACTAGAAGCCCCTCTTCTGCCTTCAGCGGCTGCTGCAGCTTCTATTTCTGCTCTCAGGGCTTGAACAGATTTTAGCTCTGCTTTTTTTGCATCAATATTTTGTTTTGAGGTGTTTTTGAGTGCTGCTGTTCTAAGCTTTTCAGATTGAGCCACATTTCGAAGAGCTACTTGTAATTCTTTACCTTTAATTTTTCCTTCTTGAAGTTCTTTTTTTATTTTTTGTATGCTTTTTGGTGCAAAATCTAAAGTTTTAATTTTGCTTGACATACTCTTGAAACTCTTTTCTGTTTGTGCTACAAGTTTAGTAACTTGTTTTTGGTTTCTAGCCGCCATCGCTCTAGCAGCATCTGCGGATGCACTAATTGCAGGTACAAGTGTTTTTACAATGGTTCCTGCAAACATAGTCACTGCAGCAGTAAGTGCTACGGGATTAGAAGAAAGATAGTTTACGAAAGGCTCTACTACAGTATTTAGTAGATTTATGCCCACCTTTTGTAAGTTAGCAAAAGAAGCTGCTAACTTATCGTAAGGGTTTACTTCAGCCGTATCGGCTAGTTGTCCGAACTTTTTAAGACCTTGTTCGATTGTTGCATTCAAGAAAGCCTGTCTACGTTCAAACTGAGTAAGATCTTTACCTGTTTTTTTAAGGCTTGTTGCATACTTTTCTACAGCATCGTCCAGACGAACCATGATACCCAATTCATCCAAGATTTCAGGTTCAAGCTTTGCTGTACCACGCACCAAACGATCAAGAGCATCTGTCATATCCCTACCAAGAGCGACAGAAGCGCCTTTTGCGACTTTTGTAAGTTGGTTTAGTTGGTCAGCTGAGAAGCCACTACTGAAGGCAAGAGCTGTTGCTCTCATCGCTGTTTCAGTAGAAATCGCAGCATCTGTAATATCTCGAAGTCCGTCAGCTACATGAGTTAAGTTTTGACCAGAGGCATTACCTACGCGGATCAAACCATCTTCAAGTATACGGAGAGAAGCTGCTTTGGAAAGAGCACCGAAGAGTGCGGTTAGTGCGAATACGTTTGCTGCAAGAGTTGCGTACGCAGGAACAAGACCACCAGTGATACCGGTGGTCATTTTAGAGAATGCTTTGGTGCTATTAGAAGTTGCTCCTATAACACCTTTTTGAGCTTTATTATGTTGTGCAGTAGCATCGGTAGCTTTTTTAGTACTTTTTGCAGCTTTATCTGCATCTTTAGCTACTTTACCGAGAGATCCATCTTCGGTTATCTTATACTTTACATTAATTGTGTCTGCCACTAGATTTTCTCTTTAGCTTCTCTCGCTCCTTTTTAAGGATATCTTGCGAGGACTTTATAGCTCTTGATTCTAAAGTATGTAGAATCTCTAAAAATAATTCTTTATCCCTATCTTCAACACCATATATTTCCATAAGAACAGGAAGATTAGTAAAGTCTTTTCCTATATATCCAATCTCAGGAAAAATCCTATCTCCTAATACTGCAAAAGTATTCATAGCATCTCTTGCTATTGGTGGAAAGTCTTCCCAGTCTGGAGGTAGTTCAGTTGGGTCAGGTTCTTGTCCCAACTGATCACACATTTTAAGATACCGATCCCTCGTCATCTTTGAGTCTTGACTGTCCAGAAACTTTTCCAGTCTTTTTATCAGCTCCATCTTTTCGTCCAGTACGAAAATTATCCAGATCAAAGACTACCTCGTTGAGCCATTGATCGAATTCACTAGATGAATTTACTAGAATCTCTGCATTATCTACAGTATATTCTAGCTCCTCTTTAGGGTTTTTATCGCCAATATCAATAAGAATTAGAGTCTCAAGATGTTCAAGAGTTAAGCCTTTCCAGTTTTTTACTGTTGCTTTGGCAAACTCTACAACAAACTTTTCTTCATCTAACGTGTCCATTGCTACTCGTGTTTTTCTGTCAAATTTTTGTGTGGTGCATTTTTTACGGATTTTAGTAAGTTCTTTTCTAGAAAGATTAGCTACTTCTACCGTAAATCCTGTTAAGCCAGGAAAGTCGACCCAAACTGCTTTGGTATCAACCATAAGGTTTTTAAGGTTCATTATTACTCCTAAATATTGTTAAAGGTTATATAAGATCCAGTAGTTTTATCTCCTAGATCAGTGGGGTTATCATTCATTCTAAAGTCGTATCTTTGAGTGAAAACTTCTGCAACTTCGTTTCTATTAGTAAAAGTACAATTATTTAAAGAAAACTGAAAGCCTTGTGTTTGGCTTTTTCCTGCTGTAATACTAATATTTATTCCTGTTTTCCAAGTTTGTACATCACTATTAAAATTACTCAATACATACTGACCAATAGAACCAGATAAAATTCTTTTATCAAGCGTGAAATTAGAGGGGTACATTGAAGTGTTCGCATTTGTAACACTTAATGCATCGTTGAGGGTAGTATAAGGATTCCACTTTATATCATTTTGTAATTCAATAGTAGCAGAATATATTCCTTCTGTAAGCGAAGTACCGTCTATGCTTACGGTTAGAAGGTCTATTAGCTGAAATGTTCTTGTAGAAGATCTAGCTGTAACACCTCCTGGGAATGATGCTCCTCTTGTAAGTCGTGTTCCTTGACCCTGTATGCCTAACTTGAGATTCTCTAATTTCTCAATTATGAATGTCCCATTTGTTATCACACATTTTTCTATTTTGTAAACATCATTCGGTAATTTAATATATAAATCAAAAGTATTTAAACTATGTCCAGAACTATCATAGTCTAAAAGTAGTTGTACTACTGTTCTTAAATCGTTTTCTACTAAAGCAGGTATTGTAAACTCAAAATTAGCCGGATTTGCTTTTTTAATATTCGACTGTTCATGTAACTTATTTGGAGCGTGTAAGGTTCTTTGCTCAAAAGCATCGTCTGTAAATGTTTGATTAAAGGTAATATCCTCGCCTACGTCTAATCTTACAGGAGCATTATCATACTCTACCGATTGGTTTGTATATACTCTAAGTTTTGAATTAACATTTGTATTTCCTGACCAAGCCGAGCGTCGTTCACTTTCATACTGACTACCGCTAGCAGCTCCTGCAATACCTTCAAAACCTTGTAGCCACCCGCCTGGGTTACTACCGCTCCAGCTTGTAAAGCTAGAACCGTCTGAAGTAGTCTCTGAAAAAATTAATCTATTATCAATCCAAAGCTTTGCTGTTCCGTTTGGAGGATCAATTTCCCAACATATAGTATGAGGACTATTATCAAACTCCGGAATATCTGAAAGAGCGATTGATACAACTATTCCTTCATTTCCTGTTTCCGTTACAGTATTAGTGCCAACTCCAGTTCTGAAATGGAGTTTGTTAGGATTCATTGCTCTTCTTCCTATCCAGGTTCCGTAGCCACTTCCACCATGTTCAAATATAACTTCATCGCCTGAGTTTATATTTGTAGTGTTTAGTTGCAGCTCTCCTGCCATTACAACTTTTCGACCTCTCTGCGTGGTGGCAAAAGCTCCTGTAGCACCTATCTGGGTAAACGCTGGCTGCTCTTCGGATAAAGTTAGACCGCTTTCAACATCAATAGTTGGATATAGGTAAAGCTCTGCCTGCTTTTTAAAATTGTAAGTAGCCATAATTCTCCGGATAATAAAAAGGGGCCCGAAAAAGGCCCCTTTTCAACTTTTTCTATTTTCATATTATAGTCCAACAGACCATAAATGTCAAGAAATATTTTTTACTACGTTATGTTATGGCATCGCCTTTATAAACAATTGAGACTTCATCTGTATTTGCCACAGTACTTGGCAATGCGTGGAAATTAACTTCCATCGAAATAACATCTTCAATACTATGAGTTGGTATTTCTAGGTGAGCCTGAGGAACGGTTACTTTTACAGTAGGACTTGCAGTTCCGCCAATATCAAACACTAAGTTAAAGTCGTTAGTTATAACTGAAGTAGACTCTATTAAATCTTCAAATAAGTCTGCACTTGCAGCAGTGCTATTACTTAGATAACAAGTAAAGCTTCCGCCAATATTACGAGTTCCCGTTACGTGACCAATAGGTTGATTAATCACACCTAACGTTTCAGGAGTTAAATAAGTAATATTATTTTCAAAGTTTAAACTACCTCCTGTAAGAGTAAGAGTATATGTACCCTGAATATCTCCAGAAGTTGTATTACCTGTAGTAGTTAAAGTTGTTAAACGATTACGAATAAAGTTAGATGTTGCACTAATACCTTCATTAATAGTTACAGAAGGTACACTTTCTGGCGCATGATCACTAATCATAGATGCAAAGCCAGACCAGTTAATAGTGGTAATTCCATCAATATCAAAATCCATGCCTGCAGTGTTTACTACAGCGCCTGTTAGTTTATAGGCTTGGTGAGTGCCATTAGCAATTGTTCCTGAACCCATAACAAAATAAATGTCATATGTTTTAAGAGCTGCTTTATTAGAACCTGAAAAATCTATAGTACATGTAGTAGCAGCATTGGTAATACCATCTCCCCAAGCTGCTGAAGTGCTGCCTGTAGAGGCGGTAAAGTCTGCAGCGCCTACTAAACCGTTCCATAAGGCTTCTTCTACACAGTGAACGTGTGCAGTTGCACTAGTCGCATCCCATCCGGTGGCTGTACCAACTGTCGATTTAAAAGGTCTTGCATATGTGCTAAATGACCATTCTGCAGGTGCGTAAGAATCATTAAACATTTGACGTCCACGTCTACTAACATTGCCAGTAGCTGTTGCTGCCATTTCATTGAGAGTGATTTCAGAAGTATTAGTAGATTGAGAAAAAGAAAACCCGTCAAGGACAGGAATTTCCCAAGTAGTAGTACCATCTGAAATCATTACTCTGGTATTTCTGCTAAAAAATAAATTATCAGCCATAGTTATCTCCTATGTATCTTGAAAAGACAAGGACGTGAACTTTTGTTCGTGCCAGTATTTTCTAGTAATGAACCTCTATTTGCATTTCTCCTACGCCTAAAGGTTCAAGTACACCTTCGTCAGTATCTATACTAACGATTGTGATTTGGTGTGTCGTCTGTGCGGTACCTTGTCTATCGGTATACGCAAGACGAGAATTAGTTTCTAATACCGTTTCTACGTCTTCCATTAGTTCATCTAAAGCAAGTACAGAATCATCTGCGTTTACGTAGCAACGAAGCGTTATTGTTAAAAAACGGTCTTTATACCCTCCGCCTTGGTATTCTCGGGTTTCAGAGCCTGCATTTAAATGAACTGCAGGAAAATCTTCTACTTCATCCCAAAATTTTAAACGAGGAGATACATTATCAAATACATTTGTTAAAAAATCTCCTGTGCCGTTTATTTCTTTTAATTTGGTAACAAGAGCATTAACTATGCCTAATCGTCTAGTTGTATATTCTCTTGTTGCCATTATACTCTCCTGGTATAAAATCTACCGATTGCAAACTGCGCTGCTATTTCTCGGATAGATTTGTCAATTAATATTCTAGGGTCTCTTTCGGGGGTAGCCCTTGTATTTCCACTTCCCACTTCAAAAACTTCATAAGGATCTCTTTTATAAGTATAGCCAATACTTGGAAATCCTTTAGGCGTTTTTTGTATTTCTGTTACTTTAACACTACTAGCAAAAGTTCCTGTTCTGTTTACTAATGCTGGCTCCTGCATATTCCTTCTTACAGTTTCTGGAAGTCTTTGATTAAAAACTCCTAATAACTCCAAAGGTCTGGACGCTGCTCCTGCTTTTTGCTTTCTTCTGGCTTTAGCTCTTCTTGCTTTTGCTTTTACCACTGCTACTTTTGGAGATCCTGTAACCTTTTGAGAGGTATTTGTTTTACTGTGTTTTATTTTGTTTTTCTTACTTACTGTAACATTTTTAATTCTTCTAAAAGGATCTAAAATATCGTTTATTACTTCCTTTTCTTTTATTTTTTTAAAGCTATCAGATCCGGGTAAGTCTGCCAATATTCCGTTATCACTTAACTCTTGTAGAGCCTCTTCTAAGGCCTCTCTGAGTTTGGCTATTCTTGCTTTACTAGCATCTTTATCGGCGGCATTAACAGCCGAAGAAGCCAAAGAAACATTCATAGTGCTTGTTTTAGTATCTCTAATTACCTTTAGATCTACCCCTCTTTCAGCTAAAAACCCTTCTGCCATCTTTTGAGTTATCAAGCCATCTTCTTCTACTGCTTTATCCAGTGCATCTGCTACTGCGGATTCTATAATACCTTCAAAATCGGCATGAGAAAGGTTAAGAACCTCTCTACTTTTAGCCTCTCTACCTACCACTATACTAAGTTGACCAATTAAAGTTTTTAATTCCTGACTATATCTGCTATAAACTTTATCATATCTACTTTTGCCCTGCTTTACTTCAAAAGTTGCTTGTTTTGTAGCAAGTGTATTTCTTGTAACAGATACTGTATCATCTTTAGCGGCTAAAGTTACTAGATTATCTCCTACTTTTTTTATAAACTGTTTGACAGAAGGGTCTAATTGTTTAAGTATAGCGTTGTGCTGAGTTTTTGTTAGCTCTGGATGAAAGTCTCTTAAATAGTCTTTTATACCTTTTCTTATTGCTCTTCTTGAGAGAGTAAAATTATGGTGTTGTTTATCCGCTGTAGCCCGTCTATATGCTTCTACATCTTTTGCTTCAATTTCTGACAGTAAAGTCTTTAAAAACTTTTTTTGACTTTGAGCACTCATTAGAAGTTCTTATATAAATCCAGAACTCTTTTAATGTGGTCTGGAAAGCCTACGTTGTCACGTTGACTTGTACTAGTTTGATTATTCAGACTTGCGCCTGCGATAGTTTGACGTTGTTTTCTTTCGTCTTTCAAGTAGTAAGTAACTAAATCCATTACTGCAAGTTCAAGATCTTGTGGAAGAGTGCTATAACCTGCTGTATAAACTACTTTTACTGCACCTTTACCAGACTTAAATTGTTTTTCATTTCCTCCGCTATCTACGCGGAAAATAGTGTCAGTTACAGAATCTGCATAATAATCTGTATTGTTTGTTAAGTTAGTATAGGTATCTGTAGGCTTCTCTCTTTCAGATACAGAATTAATTGCTATGAGAGGGGTCTCTGTAAGTTGTACAAAGTGTTCATTATAGTCTACATTAAAAGTTTCTGTTTTTGCAGAACTAACAAAGTCTACAAAAGTATTATTACAATAAGTTTTTACTAATTGACTCACGGACGTAATTAACGGAGCAATTCTAGTATCTTGATTGGTACTAGTAATTCCGGTCATTGTTTTGTAAGTTGCTGTACTAATTAAATCTGCCATATTCTATAAGTCCATTAGTAAAAACTTGGGGGAGGCGAACCTCCCCGAAGTTTAAAAGTATTACTACTAGTCGTTTGCGGTGTTGTACAATGCAATGTTTGAAGTAGCACCTTGGATAAGTTTAAATCCAAGAGACTGAGCAGCAATAATGCCTGTACGTTGATTAGAAACTTCATAGTCGGTTTCAAGTGAAACACCTTTTAGTCTACCAATTAGGCAAGACTTAGTATTGATGATAGCACCATAAGAACCTTGATCAGTTGCACCGGCAATAAGATCGCTTACAATAACAGGTGAACCGAACAACATACCAACTTGACCAGTAACACGAGTAGCTAATGCGCCAACTTCATCAACAGTGTCAAAATCGGCATCAGCTAATAGATCTTGGTAACCAGCAAGACTAACTACGTATACTAAATCGTCTGGATTAACACCGAATACGCCCATGCTACCACGTGCAGTAAGAAGTTCGGCTGAAGTCAAGCCTGTAGTACCGTCTGCTTGGAAAGCAGTCTGTACTTTAGTACCAAAACCATTGTGAGCACCAAATGCTTGGTCTTTAGCACCTACATCATCAAGAATACCAAGGGTTGAGCCTGCAGTACCATAAAGAATAGCCTCATCAATAGCTCGACCATGAGCACGTGCAATAGCAGCGTTGATCATTGGAAGGAAGCTAACGATTTGACCTTCGCTAACGTTATTATCAATGTAAGTACCAGCAACTAAACGCTCTGCTACAATTACACGATTCGCAATGTCTAGCTGACCGTCAGTACCACTAACAGTGTCTACTTTGTTAGCTGTAGCACTTAGACCGCCTACAGTACCGAATGCAGCGCTATTTACGTCAGCTAAGAAAGGAACAACCAAAGATTGTGATTCCATTGCAACTTCTTCGTAAAGACCGCCAAGTTTAGTTTCTAGAGTTACTGCTTGCTCGAAAGCATCAGTGTAAGCAACTGCAAAATCATTTACAGATGTAGTTGCACTACCTGGGCTAACAGTTTTTTGCATTAAGCTTTTAGCAAAGTCGGTATCCCAACCTTTACCAGTAATTTTACCAAGAACTTCTGCAGAAAAAGCTTCTTGACCAAAGTCAGCAAGAGTTTTTACACGACCTTCAGTAGTAAACTCCATTTTGCTGTTACGCATAGCTTCAAGCTCTGCATTCTTTTCAGCAACGTCTGACTCATATTTCTTCATAAGTTCACTGATTTCATCGCCTTTTGCTTGCTCAAAGTCAGCTTTCATGTCAGCTTCTAATTTCTCGATACCAGACTCAACGCCTGATTGAATTGAACTCTTGATGCTATCAGCTTCTAGAGCTTTTGCTTCAGCAGCTTCTTGAGCAGCTTTAGCTTCCGCTTGTTCAGCGGCTTTTGTTTCGGCTTGTTTCATTGCAATTTTAGCAGCAGTTTCATCAGCTACTTGCTTAGCGAATGCTTCCAAGTCGATTGAGGAAGTATTATTTTCCATTTTGATCTCCTGATCTGTGGATTTCTCCACGCTTTGCGGTGTGTCACTAGCTATATTTGAAGAAGTATCTTCGTCCTTAGCCAGAGACTGACCGGCTAGATCTACACGATTGGTGAAAGTTTTCTTAAATTCATTGTACTCATCTACTGAGTCAAATGACTTCGCGAGCGAAAAAGTAGCTGCTTGATTGCATGGTACCGAAACAACCGATACTTCAAACAACTCAGCATCCTTAATCATTAATCCGTCAGTTTCCTTGATGTAATCAGCATCCTTGACTTTGAAACCGACGGAAAAGGCTCCAAGGACACCGTCTTTAACTAGTTCGCAGACTGCTGCTGGCGCAGATTTACTAATCTTTGCCTCAAGCTCTAGTCCGCTATCAGTTATTTTAACTCCTGTGGCACGACCAATAGGTTTATCATAGTCGTGATTAAATAAAATTACAGGATTATTTTTGAAATTTTCTAAACCACCTTTGCCCCAAGCTTCAGCTGCAATTACATCTCCTGCTCGGTCAGAGTGATTAGTACTCGCCATACCTCGTATCATTACGCTACCATCATCATTTTCATGAGACTTAAACGTAGAGGCCATATGTAGTATTTTTTCCATATTATTTCTCTGTAGTGCTTGCCCCAAGTTTTGAAGCGGGTTTAGCTTTTGGTTTAGCTTTGGGTTTAACTTTTGGTGCAGCTTGTATAGCCGCAGATTCTTTTATTAAGGCTAGTAAAGACTCATCCATCTCTAGGTACTTTACCATTTTTGCATAACTTCCAAATATTCTGTTTACTGAAGAACCTGGTATAGGTTGTTCGTCTCTTGCCGCAGTATACTCTGCTGAAGTAAGAATTTTTCCCTTTTTTATAAAGAAAGAACCAAGTGCTTTAGTTGCTAGTTGTTTATTTTTCTTTTTTCTACTCGCCATCTTCATTTCCCTCTGTTGGCCTGCCACCCTCGTCTGGATTAGCTGCTGATCCTGCAATATTTGCAGGTACTCTTATATCTTCTGCTTCTTCTCTTGGGTCATATCCTAGGGCTTCTCTGGCTTCGTTAGGGCTGATAATGCCTCCATTTACTAAGGAAGAGTAATAAGCTGCTGCGTCTCTTAGTTCTGGTTGCAAAGCAGGTACATTTGTTACGTCTTCTACAATTTCAAAACCAAAGTATCGGGATAAACCTGAATTTAGTTTTGTAATAATAGATAATACTGTTTCAAGATAGTACAATCTCATATTCGGTCGAATATTTGCATTGTTTCCTGAATCTAAAAGAATTGGAGGTACTCCGATTGCTTTTAATATAATTTTTTCATTTTCTGCTATAGAGGCTTGAAAATCTAAGTCTCTAAAGTTTACATTAGAGATTTTATCTAATTCAATCCCGCCATCTAAGATTAAAGGTCTGCGACCTCCTGTATCTGGTCTATACCTAGCTTGCCAAGATGTTAACATACGCTCTTTAATTTTATCTGATAAAGTATTGGGTGATTTAAGTATTAAACCAGGAACCGCTCCATTTTCAAAGAACTTATCCTGAAAAGCTCTCATTCGTGCCATTAATTGCATTGTTCGTAATGCTGGCTTGAGTCTAGACACTCCTCTATAGACATCATAAAAAGAATTTTCTTTTATATGGACTATTTCACTTGGTAAGTATGTTATATCATTATAAGTATACTTTTCTATGTAGGTTTTTGAATCGCCATGAATAGTTACTTTATCTGCAGGTAGATGATACAAATGAGCACCATCAAAATAAATAAACATATTACCATCAAGTAAAAAGTCTGTAATTAAGTTTCTACGAAAAGTACTAATGTCTTGAAACAGGTTAGGCTCTTTAGTTAGTAAGAGTTCTACTTTAGCTCTTTTTACCCCTTTTACTACACCAGGGCCAGAAACAGGTTTAACAACTGTAGCTATTGCTGCTGCATCGTCGACTACAAGATTTACCGCACGATTTACAATTTCAAGATTTTCATAGTAGGTTTCATATCTTCCAGTAAATTCTCTAGACGATTCCATACGATCTCCTAAATACTGTTGTCCAGGATTTAGTTTCTCTTCAACTTCGACAGGTTTTTTACTAAAAGGATTATACCAAGCCATGTTTTTCTCTTTGAATCTGCACCCAGCGCATCTGTTTTTTAGCAGTTCCTAGCGCAGGATCTTTACCGTAAATTGAATGAAGTTTCAAGTGATGAGTATGACATAAAGTAGCCGTATGGTCATAAAGCTCAGCATGATGTTCTTCTATAAAGTCATCCCGAAGTGCTTGAATATACTCAGGATTGTGATTATTATCTTTTATCCATTTGTTTAACAATGGTGTGAGACTGTAAAAGTGGTGAAAGTCTAACTGCTCCGTAGCGCCACAAATCTCACAAGAGGAACCCTTCGCATACTTGGACTTTGCCTTATCTCGTACATACTTTACAATAT